GAAAGCTGGCCCGTGACCGTGGTCCCGGCCGTGACGCCGGTCCCGCTCAGAACGGTGCCGGGCACAACGGGTCCGGTCGCGACGCTGTTGACGGTGAGGATGTTGCCGGCGATGGAGCCGGTGATCGCCACGGACGGCCCCGGCGCGATGTCGCCCGTGACCGAAGCCGCGACCGGCTGCGAGGCGTTGAGCCCAGCCTGGATCAGCGAAGCCGCCGCGGTGTAGCTCGTGGCCGCCGAGAGGTTCAGCGCCGACGCGGTGCGGGTATAGCCGTCGATCACGACCGACAGCGTGCCCGTGAGCGCCTGAAGCTGGGCCAGCGTCAGGGTGGTAACGTTGCCGCCGCGGAGGAACGCCGCGATGGCCGAGGCCGGGAAGCGGGCGAACAGCGCGTTCTCCGGCTTCTTGGTGGAGGTGTCCGGCCCGAGGAAGTAGACGTTGGCCTCGGTGGCTTCCTGCGAATTAGGTCCGAAGTAGCCCCCAACGGACGAGCCATCGTTCGGGAACGACAGCACGGACCCGTTGGCCCCCGCGATGGTCGGCACGCGGGAGTTCAGGGTCAGGTACAGGCCGTTGAACGCCAGCGGATTGCCGCCCGCATTCAGAACCTGCGGGAGGATACGGACCACATTTGAGGCTGGGATTGAAGACATGAGCGTTCCTCAGGCGGCGTAGAAGATGTCGGCCGGGATCCGGTCGGCATCGACGCGGTCCATGAACTCTTGCGGCGGGGTGATGATTTGGTCGGCCTGGAGATGGCACTCGACCACGTAGCGGTCTTCTGTTTGGTTCTCGGCGTTCTGATAAGGAATTTGCCGAGGGTCATCGGCGAATAGCGGCGTGATCGGCAGGTTCGACTGCTTCAGCAGCAGATAGCCCGTGTCGTCCCGCATCACCGTCGAGATGGTCTGCGCCATGTCGGAGGCGCGGCTCATGTCGTCGCTGTGAACGTCGAGCTGAAAGACGACGCGAGTAGCTTGCCGAAGCGATTTGACGCCCGACGCCAGCCATGTGCTGCCGAGGGTGAGCGGGAGCGAAAGCGCCACCGTGCCGTCACCGTTCAGCGCTGTGATCAGAGGGGTGGTGGGCGAGCCGGTGCCGAAGATGGGGTTGCCGACGCCGAGGGTGCCGAATTGGGTTTGCGAGATCGTCAGCAGCCCGTTTGCGATGGAGCCCTGAAACTTGCAGTCCCGATAGGTGTCGACGTTGGTGCTGATCCGCTCGCGGCGAATGACCGTCATGACGACAAAGTCGCCCAAGGGCTCGGAAACGTTGTTGTTCTGCCCCTCGATGACCGAGACGCCGGTCGGCAGAACGGCAAGCAGCGCCGTCCGCAGAGCCGCTTGGATCTGCTTGTGGCTCGGGACCGGAGCGAAGGGCATTAGGCGCTGTAGGAAGCCTGCAAGGTCACGGCACACTTCCTCCAGCCTGAGGCGTAGGCTTCCAGAACCGCGGTCACCTGCCAGACGGGAGCTTTGCCCGTGACGGGGTCCGGCGCATCCTCGGGCATGAGCCCAGCCGGGAAGATGATCTGATCGCCGCCGCGCTTGTCGATCCGGATGATGCCGGTGACATCGGCCTCTAGGTAGACGATGCGAGAGACGCCCTGGATGTTGAGGCCGTCCAGCATCTGGCGGTCGTTGTACGAGGTCGGCTGGACCTGCGCCCGCGCCGACATCGGCTCATAGGTCGGGATCTGTGTCCCAGCCTCATCCGTGGTCGAACCCGTCGAGCGCATGATCGTCACGATCACGTCGGGATTGACCGACTGGATGGCTCGGTTGGCGATGGCTCGGAGGTTAAGGCCGGGCATGGCTACTCGACCTTGAAGCCGGTTGAAGCGATCATCACGCCGCTGTCGATTAGCTGCTTGTCGAAGCCCTTAGCCGCGATGGTTTTCGGCGAGAGCGGCACGCGGTCGAAATCGGCGATGCTTTGCTTGAGCTGACCATCGATACCTGCGCCCATTTGGGCCATAGTCTTGGTCGCGTCGTAGTCGTTGGACTTCAGCAGCCCCGCGATGGCGTCGCCCCATTGGGGGCTCTTGTCCGCGATCATGTCCCTAAAGAAGGGGCGCGCAGGCTGCTTTCTCGTGCCGAACTCCGCGAGAGCCGCAACCATCGGCACCGAGGTGCCATCGGGATAGGAGGAGTTTTCGAGGAAGCCCACGCTGAGGTTCGCAGGCTTCGTGACCTTAGCCGCCAATTCCTTCAGACGGGCTTCCAGGGCCGTACCGCCCTTGAAGGCGACCATGGCTCAGAAAACCCGCCAGCCGCCGCCGTAGCCCCGTCCTAGGCCATGGCAGGCCCGCCCCGGCAGGTAATGCATGGTGCGGTAGGGTGCGGTCGCGGTCCAGAAGGCATACCCGTAGGGCGTCTGCTGAAAATACCCAGCCGTTCCAGGCTCCACGATGAGCCCGCTGCCTACCGAAACAGACCCTTCGGTCGCCGAGGTGATAGGCCCAACCAAGCCAGAAGCAGACGACCCATCGGGGTTCTTTGCGTTCAAGGCCGCGATGTGGGCGGTGAGCATGTTCAACAGCGTGAGCTGCTGACTGGCGTTCTGTACCGGCCCGGTCCCGTCGTTCCGGAGGTACAGCGTCGCTTCCGCGAAGTAGGCGTCGGCCAGCGTCTCCGACACGTTCGCGAACTCAGGGTAACGGAGCACCCACGCCTGATAATCGAATGTCGCGATGGCCCCCATCAGCGTAGCCTCGCGAGCACTTTCAGCAGCTTGTTCTTGGGCTTGGCAGCAGGGACCGGCTCGGGCTCAGCCTCCGCCACCGGTTCGGGCTTGGCTACGCTGCCTTCGCCTTGCCCGCGGTAAAAACCTCGCCGTTCCTCACAGCGTCGGTCTCACTGTTCAGCGCCATCCACTTGGCCCAGAGATCGGCCGGGACGGGAGTGAAGGTGTCGGGGCCACCGCCGTTGCCGGCAATGTCGATGGTCCCGACTTCCTTGAGGACACGGGCATCGCCCTCCCCGACCCACTCGTACACGCCGAGGCGCATGCCGAGCGGGTGGGTGCAGCCGACGTTGACGGTATCGGTGTCAGCCATTGCGGGCCTCCGTTCGGTCTCAGGGCGCCTTGGCGCGCGGGGTCTTGCCGGCATCGGCATTGGCATTCGCCTTGGCATCGGCCTCAGCCTGCTGCTCGGGCGTCTTGTCCGAGGACTTGCCGAGGAACACCGTCCCCGACTTCACGAGGTCGCTGTCCTCGTTGGCCTTGAACCACTTGTCCCAGAGGTCGGCAGGAACCTCAGTGTAGGTCGCGCCGGCCTCATCGTCCTCAGCGTGCAGCATGCCGGCCTGACCGAGATGCGCGCCGGAGCCGGCGAGTTCGATGACGCCGACATCCTTCAGGATCTTGCCGTCCGGGCCGTCGACCCAATCGGAAGGGCGGAGGATGATGCCCTGCGGCAGGCGGCATCCGACCTTAACCGTGTTAGCCATGCTGGCCTCCTACTGTTTCGGCTTGTCGGCGGGGACGATGCCGCGGACATGCTTGCCGGGGTTGGTGGGGTCGATGCCCTCCAGCCCGGTCATCACGGCCTCGTGCTCGCGGCTGAACGCCTTCACGTCCTCGTGCTTCTCGCTCGCGAACACGATGCGGTTGCGGACGAGGTCGCTGGCCTTGTTGGCTTCGTACCAAGCATCCCACAGCGCCTTGGGGACGTTGCGGGTGATGCGATAGCCACCCTCGGCCAGGATCGGCGGGCGCGGGTCGCCGGGGCGCTGGGCCGTGCCTCCGATCACGAACTGCTCGCCCGTGTCGCGGTAGACCGTCACGTCGCGCGAACCGCCGCCCAGAACCTGCTCGGTCTCTCGCATCGGGGCGAAGTTCCGAAGCACGAGGCCGCTCGGGTGCTTGCAGGCAACCGAGACGACATCGCGGGCGGAGTGGATGTTGCTGGTGGGCGGGCCACCGATCACGGCGCCCGGCTGCTGACGCTCGGCCTGGGCCATGTCAGACCCCCACCATCGTGGCGACAGCGTAGGGCTGCCGGATGATGGCGCCCCACGCGCCGCCCGACCACTTCTTCTTGTACGCGGACATCTCGGTGACGAGGTTGTGCGCGCGCATCTTCTCCGAGAACGCCAGGAAGCCGGTGTCCTGCCCGTCGACGTTCGGAGCCCAGAGCTGCAGGACGTTGCCGCTCGCATTGCCCTGCGGGAAGGCGGCGGTCTGCTTGCCGAACTGCACGGCCTGCACGAACCGCATCCGCGGGAACTCAGCCTGAAGCGCCTCGCGGACCTTCAGGTTGAACTGGTTGATGTACCCGAAGACCGAAGCGAGGGTCGGCGGGTAGCAGAGCACAAGCTCGTCGTCTTGGCTGACGTAGCCGACCGTCTGCGTCACGAGCTGCTGGAAGAGCGCCAGCACGTCGTTGTACGCCTCGTTCGCGGTCGCGTTGGGCGCACCGCTCGCGGTGGTCCACGTGGTGCCGCCAGCCGCCTTGGTGGCCGGGGTCAGCGCGGCGCCGAGCGAAGGGTCGTTCAGGATGCCGTAGTTCTGAAGGCCGGCGACGCCATAGAAGTAGATGGCGTTCTCGAACCGGGCCATGACGTTGGCAGCCGCCTTGTCCTTCTGGGCGACAAGGTTGATGCCGGCAAGACCGGCGCGCTGGACCTCACGCTCGCCATACTCACTGATGGACTGGTAGAGGTAGTTCTGGCGCTGCGGCCAGTTCATGTTGACGTTGACCAGCCCGTTGTTGGCATAGTCCCCGTAGCTGGACACCTCACCGACATGCTCCAGCACCGGGAACATGATGGTGTCCTGAAGCCAGTCCCCCTTCTTCTGCTCGCCCATGATCTCGACCGCCTTGTTCGGGACAAAGCGGACCTCGATCACGGTCGGGTCGATGGTGGTGGTCAGGATCGCCGGGATGCCGCCGGTCGCGACGGTCTGGAGCGCCGGCATGGCGTCCATGGCGATGGTGTAATCGCGCTTCAGCTCAGGCGTCGCATAGGACTCGACGCCGTCAAGGATGATGCCCTTTTCCGCAAGCAGTGGCTTGTCGGACAGGAACTCGTTGCGTGCTTCGTGAAGGTTCATCGTTGTATCTCCGCTCTAGCCGATCCGCATCAGCCGTTCGGCGTGGCGGAGAACTTGAAGACTTCGCCCACGGCAGCGACCGAGTGGCAGATCCACTTGGTCTCCGTGAAGCCTGCGACAGTCGCCCCAGCAGCGGCGGTCGCGAGGCTGCCGTCCGTGTTGTTGGCGAATACTTTCTGATCGACGGCCGTGGCGCCGCCGCCGTTGTTCCTGCCCCAGAAGCCGCCGCTCTTCATGAGCGTGACAGCGGCGCCCGGCAGAACGGTCATGCCGTTCTCGGCGAGGTAGGCCGTGATCAGCCCCTGCTGCTCGCGGTGCAGGAAGCCGGTCGGGGCGCCCGTGCCCGAGTTGGTGATCGTGGTCGGGGTGCCGTTCGGGTCGTTCGGCGCGGTCGCCCAGTGGAAGCGGCCGATGACAGCCCCGCCGGAGCCGACGACGAGGCCACCGGGGCCGGCATCGACGGAAGCGCGCGGGTTGCTGTCGCAGAAATCACCCTCGACGCCGGGGGCGGGCTGGTAATTGATGGTCTTCGGGAAAGACATGGTCTCGTCTCCTGTTCAGATCGCCGATCAGGCTGCGTGACCGATGCGGGCGGCGTTGGGGTAGCGGGCGGCGAAGCCCGAAACCGCGGCGGCGTCCTGTGCGACGCGGGGCTGAGCCTTTGGCTTGTCGCCGGGCTTGGGCTGGACTTCGAGGATGTCCATCAGGGCATCGTCGGACTTGCCGGCGACGTTCTTGCCGAGCATGGTCAGGGCCTGGCGCAGCACCGCGGGGGCGCTGTCGAAGGCCATCTCAAGCTCACCGACCCACGGGCGGACGGCGCGGCGGGCATCCTCGACCTCGCGGAAGGTCTTGGCCTGCGCGGCGAGAGCGGCGTCCATGGCGGTCTTGCTGACCATACCGGAGGTCGCCTTGCGGATGCGGGCCTCGATGAGGGCAGCGTCCATGGCCTTGTCGTCCTTCTTGTCGGTGTCCTTCTCGTCGGCGGCAGCCGCAGGCTCCGCGCCCATCGCGCAGATCCGGTCGATCTCTTCGTCCGAGAGGCCCTTGGCCTTCAGCATGGCGCGAAGCTCGGCGTCGTCAGCGTCGTCGGTGACCTCGCCACCTTCCGCGCCCTCGACGGCTTCCTTGACCTCGGCTTCCTGCTCAGGCGGCAGGATCTCGGCCAGCGCCTCGATCACCTCGGCCACGTCCTCGATGTCGGCGTCCTGGGCGAGCTTGCCCTTGGTGGCGCGCATCACGCCAAGAACGACGGCCGGGATCTGCGCCCTGAAGTTCTTGGCGGTCACGTCCTTGAGGAAGGGGTCGAAGTCGAGGGCGACGCCCTGCGGAAGCTTCGGACGCAGGTACATAGCCAGGCAGCCGCGGGTCTGCGCAGCGGCCGGCGACAACTTGGCCGTGTTCATTATGAACTCCTTGAAGGTGATAGGCGCATGGTCCCACACAAGGACATCGCGCCCAGCTCTCCCACGGGGCACGGCGGCCACATGGTTTCCATCGATGTCCCGCATGATCCCGTCATAGGGTTCGCCTTCGGGCGTTCGCCCTGGCGTCATGTCGGCTCGATAGCGGTATGCGGCGGACAGCTCAGCGGCTTCGCCGGTCTCGATCTTCTCGATAGCAGGGCCAGCCCACACATCGAGCGCCCCCATCAGGTACGGGGCTTTCCAGTACACGCCGGTTACGCTGCCGACCGTGCCTTCGTGGTCGTGCGCTTCGGCGCTGACTTCGCGATGGCCGAACAGGAGCGGTTTACCGTTGAAGGTTTTGGCCGCCTTCTCAAGCTCTTCCGGATGACGATAGAGCTTGTAGACCCGGCCAGCGTCGAGCCCGAGTTCACGCCAGTTGACGATCTCGCGCCCGTAGTAGGGGCAGACGTTCGCCTTCGTGATCGGCGTGGCCGAGACGTGCAGATGCCCGTCGTTGTCCTTGGTGCGGAAGGACTCCTGAACAGCGGCGCGGTCCAGCGCGAGCCGGACTTTGGTGTCGGCGGAGAGGAGCATGAGATGCAGCCGAGTTACGCTCGGCCGCGAGGATCAGCCGGCGGCCGTTGAGGCTGGTGACTTAGCGGGATGTGCTTCGACCCCGCAGCAGGCGAGAACGTCGATGCAGTTTGTCATCGCCTTGTGAGCAACCGGCGCGTCAGAGGATTGCGCTACAACGCGGCAGGCTTGCTCATACAGAAGCTGCAACGCCTGCCGGACGGCCCAAGCTTGATCCTCTGTCAATTCGTGACTGTTGATGGTGATGCTGGCTTCCTGGCGCATCAGTCCATCAGATCGCTATTGGGCACGCCTTGAAGCGTGCGCGTGTAGTGCCTGGACATGTTAGCAGGCCAGTCTGGCAGCCTGGCGTTGAACGGCGTTCCGGCTGGCGTCCAGATGCTCGGCTTGTGCTTATAATTGTGAGGATTAGCGCGATACTCGCTGCCGACGCGGAAGGCGAGAACCAACGCTACCTCATACGCCGTGATGTCAGGCTGCGGAGTGAACTCGTAGAGGTCCCACAGCTTGCTCATCAGTTGAAGCCCTTCACGACCGCGCGAGATACGCAGCGGCAGTTTATCAGTTCCCCCGGAAAAACAAACTTCTTTTCGTCCCGGTCCCACATGCCCTCTTTGACATCGTAGGTCTTGCCGTTCATGGCTACGTGAGCCGGCCTTGGAACCTTTCCGGCGCTCGAATGCTGCCATACAGCTTCGGTAATGCCGATCTCGATTTGCCGCGCGCGGGTTAGTGCGGCAGTAGCCTTGTTGTTCTGGTCTCTCGATAAGAGAGCAGCCCGCCTCTTCGTCACCCCGAACTGCGCCTGCAACTCCTTGGACAGGGTGCCGAGGTCGCGACCAGTGCTGACCGATCTCATGACCAGCCCTTCCACCTTCTGGAGGTGCTGGGCGGGGATGGATTTGATCAGGGCCACGTTCTCATGCGTGACGGCGTTCAGCACGTCGCGCTGCGCCCTGGTCATTTTGAAGTCTACGGTAAACCCTCCGCGCTTGAGAGCCGCCTTCAAAGCCGCATCCGACCGCTGGCTGACCGACTGCGCGAAGTAGGACGCCAGATCCCCCGCCAGATCGTTGAATTTGGCCTGCCAGCGGCGTGTGAGGGCTCGGATGGCCCGGCGTAGGGTTTCGACCGGAAGCTCGTCCTGAGCCAAGCTAGGGGCATTCTTCCGGTATGCCGCTGTGATCCAGTAGCCGATGGAGCGATCCATCTGATTCAGAAGGGCTACCAGACGGCGGCGGTACTCAGCCTCAATTCCCTGGTTCGGGTGTATCGGCCGCAGGACCACCTGCCCTGCCTTCTTCCTCTGCCTCACCGAACTTGCCACGCAGATCCTCCGGCAAGATCACCGGCTCAGGCTTCGACGCCTCAACGCCATCCGCCTCGACCCGCTTCTGAAGCTCAGCCTGTCGGGCAAGCTCCAGCATCTCTTCCATGCTGAAGTCGATCACGCCGCATCCCGCAGGCGCCGGAACCGATAGAACCCATCGCCCATCGGCTCAGGATCGCTGAGAATGCCCTTCACGATCAGCGGAATGAACAGCGACATAAAACGGCTCTGAAACTCGTCTTGGTCGGGATGAGCGGCCACCAGCCTCTTTGCGGACCGACGCAGAGCCAGGAAATCAATCGGCTTTCGCGCTTGCTCGTAAGCCCTGACATCACGCAAGGCACGAGCGTCTAGCCGCTGTGTGATCTCTCGCGCCCGTTCCATCACGCCGCATCCCGCCCACGCGCATTCTGGACCCGATCAAATAGCCCGGTTATGCGGTCAGCGGTAGGGTCGTCGTCACCTTCTTCTGTGGCCTGGAAGCGGCTGAGAAGGCTCTCGCCGCCATGCTTGCCACCGGGCTCAAGGCCCTCTTCCGTCTCTTCCTCAAGATCCGGCAGATCATCGACATCCAAGCCGTGGTAGGCGCTATCGGGATCATCGGCGATCCGCTTACGCACCTCTCTCGGGGCAATGGCCTCACTGTCGATCAGGATCTGATCTGTTTCGGCTTCGATCTTCCGAACCTCGGCAAGCTCCTTGTCCGACATGGACCACAGGGGCTCGAACTCGAAGGTGATCTCAGGGTCCACCTCACCGAAGCGGTTGAGTTGGATGAGGTTGATCACCGTCTCAAGGATCGGCTTTCCGTGCTCGTTGTAGGACGTGACCCAGTCGAAGAACGAGCGCATCTCGCCATCGGACGAGGCGTTTAGACCCTTCGGCTGAAGCCCGAAGAACTTGACGAGCGGGATGCCCGGCAGCGCCGCCATGTGCTCCTGGCTCTGCGCTTGCAGATCCGACAGGCCGGCGATCTGCGCTGAGACGTTCGTGAAATCCTCGCTGTCCTTGTCGAGCACCATCAGACCGCGATTGTCGCGGAAGTCGTTGAACAACTCCGCGCGGTCGAACACCTCTTGCCCCGCCACGCCCATCGTGTTGCCCATCCGGGTCTTGAGCACCATGACGCTGAAGGCGTTCACGATGTCGGACACGGATTGACGGGTGCGCAGCCAGTTATCGACCGTAGTCTTGACCTGCTGCGAGAGCGAGATGCCACCGAAGCTGTAAGCCGGCTTCAGCAGGTCCGGCACCTCACGGCCGACGAAGGTCAGCAGACGGGTGCGGTGAACGCGCCTGCCCTGAACGATCCACTGGTTGGGCTTGTACCAATCGTCAGACAGCGGGTCGGAGGTGTTGTAGTCGGCCGGCTGCGCCCACATCGCCTCGACGATCTTGAAGCCCTTGAGCTTGCCCTTGGGGACCTTTCCGAGGCTGGTGGCATCCGCCCCGTTGCCGATGGAGGTAGCCAGTTCCTCCGTCGTGCTCGCGCCGAGGTCCACGAACAGATGGCCCCGGCCCATGTAGCCGTCGCCCTCCAGCACGCGGCGGTAGAGGTCGCGCACGCGGAACTTCTTCATGTCGGCTTCGATCAGCCGGATCTTGTCGGCCTTCTCCTTGCCGCTGGCTTGGAGCTTGATGAACTTCCGAACCGACTCCGTCGCGATGATCTCCACCATCCGGCGGATCTCAGGGATCTGCGACTGGATGGCGAGCTGCGGGAAGCCGGGAAAGTGGCCGTAGATGCCGTAGTAGTTGCCGAGAAGGTTCTGAGCCCAGGCGCTGACACCGGGCGCCTCGTCCATCGCCAGCTTCTTGCCGCCCGTGACCTCAGGCGGGTGCTCAGCGGCAACGAACGGCTGAACGAGAGCCGGGCGCCTCTTGTCGATCTTTGCCCACGCACGAAGCTCTGGCGAGATCGTAAGGGGCTTGCGGGCCTCTGGTGCCGTATCCTGCGCCGCGCCGGCCGTCTGAGCAGCCGCCTTGGCTCGATTGCGTCGCTGGGCTCGGGTCATCAGCGCATCCCGAACGAGCGGGTGAAGGTCCCTGACCGCGGCTGCTTTGCGAGGGCTCTCAGCTCTGGGCTGATCTTGAGCGGCTTCGGCCTTTCGACCGGCCAGAACGCCATCACAATGCTATCCGCGAGATTTGGAGACCGGGTGCCCTCGGGCTTCTTGTCCACAATCAACCGCATCCGGCCGTCCTTGCGAGCGACCGGCTGGCTTAGTTCCTTCTCAATCTGCCGCAGGGCAGGAAGGTCGGACGGCAGACTGATGAGGTCTGCAGCGTCCCACGTGAACCCAGGCTCGTTGCGGGCTCGCCACGTGCGCTCAAAGCGCCGCCGTAGCTGCCACCAAGCTTGAGCCTTCAGGTTCCCGTAGAAGTCCTTGTTGAGCGGTGCCTTGGGTTGCCCCGGCCTCGTCGGCTCAATCGGCTCGTCAGGGTGCAGAGCCGCCGCAGACGCGTTCCAAGGAACCAACCAAATGCCGTCCGGCAACAGCCCTTCGTCAGAGAGGCGATTGGTCTCGGCCTTCACACCAGAACCGACGCCGATGCTGTCGTACTGGAGATCGACCTCACCGAGATCGCTACATCCTTCGACGGCGCGTCGTGCGGTGATGCCGGTATCGCGCTCACCCCACTCTACAACCGACTTGAGGATGACACCCTTGCGCTTTGCCAGAGCGTTCCGGTCGCCGCCTTCGTCCGCTACGTCTAGGCCAGCAACCCAACCGCCCGCATCGTCGAAGCCGAGATGCACATGGGCGTCGATAGCGGCCTTCACCCACTCTGCCGGGATGATGACGCCTTCGACCGAGGCCGCGTAGTTCCGATCCACCTCTTGCGCGAAGACGTGCAACAGGCCGTCAGCCTCTGCCTTCCGTCGCCGCGCGTCGTACCAGTCCTGCGACTTGGCCGGGTGATCCCGCCAGTCCATCACGAAGACGTTGGTGGCGCCCCTGGCTATCGGGCCACCTGTCCATTCCACGCCAGCCTCGCGCCGTCGATGGAAGACGTTTCCGAGGCCGTTGACCGACGAGATGTCCACCTGAACGCGGGTGTTGTCCGCGAGAGCCGCCTCGATCTTCTCAGGCCGCTCGTAGTGGGCGCTCTCGTCCTTAAAGTAGACCAATTTCCGGCCGCCGCGACCGATGTTGTCGCCGGCCTCACCCGTGATGCTGGCCCCGTTCTCCGGGTTGACCAGCCGCATGTAGGTCATGTGATCGTCGGGCTTGAACCCGACCGGCCAGAACTCCCGAGGCAGCCCGCGGACGATGATCCGCATCTTCTCAAAGATGCTGTCAGGGTCGCCGATCCGGTCGACCAACTGCTCCTTGCGAGAGCCCCATCCGATTGCGGCGCCGGGCCAGAACAGCCACAGCCACACGGAGAAGGCGCAACAGAGCCACGTCAGGCCAACGTCTCGGGCCTTCTCGACTAGCCCGCTTTCTTCCGCCTCGATCAGCCCTTGCAGGAACCTGACGCACTCGGCTTGCCGCGGGAACAGGATGAACGGCATCCGCGCCGGCAGGTCCGTACCGGACACGCGCGGGTCGTAGGTCGTACACCAGTGGTTGATGAACTCGACCGGGCGGGTGCGGTAGAACTCTTTGGCGCCGGCCAGCATCTCCGGCTTTGCCCGGATTGCCTTTACCCGTTCCTGCCGCCAAGCGAACGCGGCCACGTAATCGGGCGGCCAGTTACTCGCCGCTGTCGTTGAGGGTGGCGGCATAGGCTTCCGCCGCCTCCTTCGGTGTCATCGCCGTGGTGATCGTCTTGATCGGCGCGCCGCCAGGGCCAGAGTGTTCGTGGGCGACGCGCTCGCGATAATCGTCCGGCGCCGTGTTCTTCAAGTTGAAAATGATCATGGTCGCGGTGCCCGGACCACCACCATCCTCAGCAACCTTCCGGCCTTTCTGCTCCCACCAAAGCGACGCCGCAGCCTTCGCGCTTTTTACGGCTACCGAAAACTCGGGGTGCTGAGCTTCCCATTCTTGGATCGTCGACCGAGCCACACGGATGGAGCCAGCGAAGGCCGTGATGGAATACCCCTCCGCGCAGAAGTCTACGATCTGGTCGCAATAGGCGGGATCGTACTTGGTTGGGCGACCGCCCGCGTGCTTCGGTGCGTCTTGTGTTGTCGGGTCATCCGACATGGTGAAACTCGTTTCTGGCTACAGCGCGTCGATCTCGCGAGCGAGGCTGGCTTCGGCTGCGTTGAGAGCCTTGAACCGCTCTACGGCGCCATGGGCTCGGAAGACGATGGCGCCACCGGGGCGACGATGGAACACCGTGCCGCCGTCACCGCGCTCGAAGCGCTCCAAGCGGGCGAGATGCTGCCGATCCGTCAGGCTTGTCGGCTGGGATCCCTTGCGGGGACCAGCGGCAGCAGCGCGGGCGATGCGAACTTGGCCGAGGGCCACGAGATCGTCGGTCGGGTGCATTAGAGACGCCCCGTTAACAGGCAGATGATCAGGATGAGCAGCAGCAGGCCCCCGAGGCCACCGACAGGCCAGCCATAGGCAGCGCCGCTGTAGAGGCCGAAGCCGCCGCCACCGAAGGCCAGGACGATCAGGATGATGAGCAGGATGGTGACGAGGCTCATGCATCGCTCCTGCGGTACGGAACCTCAATGCCGGCTCGGCGCATCGGCGCGGGCGGCGGTGGGCGTCTGCTGCGGTCAACCTTAGACAGGTCGTTGCGCCCGCCTTTGCGGACCATGCCTTCGGTCAGCGGGGCATCAAGCGCCTCCGGCCGACCGGGCCAGCGCAGAGCGGCGCGAAGCGATAGAAACACGCCGATGTTGCAGACCATTCCTACAATCAGGAGCGCGAGGCCGATGGCCTCATGCCGGCTCATGCGTGCGCTCCCGTCATGATGTCGAAGCCAGCAGCGAGCCAGCCGAGGCTGAAGTGATACGGGAGCCAGAGCCAAGTCAGGAAAGCGTCAGCGTTGCGCATTAGCCTATTCCGCTCGGCTCGCGAGGAAGCACATGAGGACGCCGCCGAGTAGGATCCCAACACCAAAACCTGATAGCCAATCAGCGTTGGGCATTATCGACGCTCACCCGGCCTGAGGCTCAGCAGATGCTTCGGCTCGTTCGCATCGAGGATGCTGCGACTGACCGTGATGCCGAGGAAGCTCGGGCGGCCATACCAGACATCAGCCCATAGCTCCTGCCGGATCCGCTCTGCGGCTCGCTCTAGGCGCCTGCGGAGGAGCTTGCGGGCCGACATCACATCCTCTCCATGCTGTCGGCCAATGCCTCTAGCCGAATGCCGGCGATGTCGATCTCACCGTCTGCGATCTCGTCCCAGTCCTCGGGGAGGAGGTCGAAGGGCTGGGCATCCAGGGGGATGGAGAGATCGTCAGGGCTCATTGGCCGATGGCCGCCGGGCCTACGAGCACATACGGCCCATCGCGCATGGGTAGACGGCATTCGCGAACGTCAGGGTCGGCAGCGCAATTGACGGCGGAAACCTGTCTGGCTTTCAACGGAACGTCCGGAACACCATCAGGCCGATGGTCCCGCCTCTCGCAGAGCATCATCCCCAGAGGGACAAGCGCAGAGATGAAGGCCAGGGCCAGAACGTCCCGCATGGCGTTACTTCTCGCCGGAAATAGCGCCGAAGCGGCGGTCGTACTCAGCCTTCCAGTCACCGAGGAACCAAGCCTGACCCTCTGCCGGGGTGATCTTGCCTTGGCAGATCATCCGCTTGCAGAGCCCTTCCAAGCGGTTCTTGTCCTCTTGGTTGTAGGGACCGTCGCCTGTCTCTGGCCAAAGGTTGGCGGGCACGTCAGCGCCGCCGCACTCCAATGGCACCCGGTGATCTACGGAACAGCCGTGAGGCCCGGCGCACCAGCCCGCGTGATGGTTGGCGAGGCCGTAGGCAATGAACGAAGCGTTCTTCTCGCTCTGCGTCGTATGCCGGCGCTCTGCCGTCTTGTGATGGCAGAGGATGTCGAGATCACCCGTCTCTACCGCCCCTGGTGTCAGAACCGGATCCGGCTCCGTCCCATCGCTATCGACGGCATGCGCAGAGGTGGAGAGCGCTGCCACAAGGGCGAGCGCGATGGGGAGGCGCATTGGGTGCCCGAAGTCGCTACCTGCGGAACTGCCGCTTGCGGCATCGCCGCGGCGCTAAAAGCCGGTGTGTGCAGGGCCTACGGTAGGGCAGGCTCATCCGTGTGCCGCCGTACTTGCAGCCCAACACGATCCAGTAAGCGGCGCCCCAACGGACGAGGCCGATGAGGCCAGAGCGCAGGATCGGCAAAAGGGTATCGGGATGGCGCATGCCTTATGCGCCGCACTGATCTTTCCGCCAAGCCGGCGACATCCACGCCGGCGCTAGTGTCCCCCGTGAGCGCTCACGGATTGGCGCTTCGTTGCCCGAGCGCTCAGCGCTTCAGGGCGAAATCTGTTCTGAAGGGACAATACGGCCGGCGGCTCGCCATGGGCTTCCCTGAGGGGCCAAGGCGAACTCGCGACCAGGCGGCGGGGTGGACCCTCATAGCCCTTTTGCGTGGAAGGCACCGCCTTTTGACCCACACACGTCGTGACGCGAATTATAGAGGCGTCTATCACTATGTCAAGTAGCGATAGGCGCCATCTATCGTTTGTCACGCTCGGGTAGAGTTCGGCGCAGTTTGGCGACCCAGGCCGCGTGCCACGCTATAATGGCTTTTTCCCGCTGAATCGCCACTGATCCGTGTTGACACTGCCACGGATCAGTGGCACAAAGGGTCATCGAACGACGGAGCCGCACCGATGACCCAGATCGCCGCCAACAACACCCGCCGCTTCCGCCTTCTGGGCGGCTTCCCCGCCATCCTCGCCATCGCTGGCGCCGAGGGCCGCACGGTCCTCTACGCCGAGGTCGGAGCCGATGCTGCCGGCAACCTCGTCTTCACCTCTGAGCCCCGCCACTACTGGGCTGATGAGTTCGAGGAGATCCTTTGATCCCCCCCGAGGAGATCGCCCGGCTAGAGGCCCTTTGCCGAGAGGCGGAGGGCCGATTGGCGTCAGAGCAACAGCGGTTCTCGCAGACGCTATCGGCTCGCTACAGTCCCATGCGGCTCATGGACTTGGCGGCGGAAGCGGCGAAGGCGCGGCGTGCGTTCATGGAGGCGAAATATGGCAAGCGAGACTGATCTAGTGGCCGAGACATCAGCCAAAATTGATGCTGAGTATGCGGTCTGGTTCGAGAAGCTGGAAGCTGTCGCCGGTAAGAAGCTCAACCCAGACGACTGGTTCGGCCGATGGTTTGATTACTATACGCCGAAGCAGGCTTGGGAGGATGGGCCGGAAGATCCGACGATGCCGCCGACCGTGTGGATTTGATATGAGAGACATGGAACAGCAGGACGCAAAAGAACTAGCCGAGACCATCGTTGAGTTCAGGGCGAAGCTGCCGGGCTGGTGGTGGTCGGTCGGCTGTTGCAGCGTCAGCCGTGACGCGAGCTGCGGCCCAGACCGCAACGGGCCAGACGCAGACCTGCTCGCCGACCGCGAGTTGGACGCGGGCATTCATCACGACGGTGAAGGATCCGTGGCCGACAGCCTGCGGCTTGTGATGGAATATGCGCTTGCGCGGAGAGCCGAATTGCGAACCGCCAGCCCCGTGCTCGGAGAGTCGTAATGGACGACGATCTGTCACCGCCGGGGCTGTTGCCGTGCCCATTCTGTGGGGGCGGGGAGACCCGGCTCTCAGAGGCGCATCTTCCGCCGCGCATGGAAGGACCGGGCGCGCTTATCAGCGTCACGCTTCGGCACTGGTGCGAAAACGTTGCGCCGGGCACGGTCTCGGCAACCCGTGAGGTCAGAGGCCGCGATTTGGCGTCAGCCACGGCCGAGTGGAACCGCCGATCATGACCGCCGCCGACTTCACTGCTTGGTGCAACGCCATGAAGGCCACCCGTGGGTGGTCCGACAACGAGTGCGCCCGGCAACTCGGATGCGGCGAGAACCAAATTCGCGCCTGGAAGGCCAAGGGCGCCCGCCAGTACATCGGGCTGGCCTGCGCCGCTCTTTCGCATCCGCTGCCGCCCTGGACCGCTCCTACGCGATCCTAGGCTATTGCTACGCTCGGCGAAGGGCTGCCGGGGGCTTGTGTATCTTTTGCGAGCACGGAGGCCATCAGGCATCTGCCGGTGGCTGGGCGTCCGGCCTGCCGTATGGTGGCTCCCATTCCTCCATCCAGACGCGAGAAAACACCCCCTCAGTGAAGCGAGCCGTGAACTGGATGTAGCCACGCTCCCGGTCGAAGTCGTGAAACTCGATGTCGCCGTGATAGGGGATCTGCATCTCGGGAACGTCGCCGTGTCCCCAGCCGCCAGCTTTGCGGATAAGCCGGCCGTCTGCTGTGATCGTGTAGGTCGTCAGTTCGCAGCCGAGGCTCTTGGTCTGCCAGATGCCGCGGCGTGGCTCCCACACCTTCGGAAGTGGCTGCTCGCAACGGAGGTTATCGAACATACCCATCCCCTGCCCCCTTATGCTCGGCGCAGCGCTGCCGGGGCTCGGTGCATCGGCCGATCAAGGTTCTCGACCGCATCCAACGACACCTCCATCAGCGCCATGCCGCCAAACACCGAGGTCAGGATCCGGAACCGCCCTCGCCCATCGTTGTCGTTGTCGGCCGTGCCGGTGGCGCCAGCGAATGGCCCCGCGGTGATCTGGATGCGATCCCCCTTGGCGACGGCCGGCAGGGCTGCCAGCCGCTGCGCTTCCGCCGTGCGTGCTTCCCTCCAGGCGATGAGGCTCTGCCGCTTGCGCTCGTCGAACCACCCTTCCCGCTCCTCATCGGCCATGGGTCCGATGCCGCCGAGCGTGCCGTCTGCCAGCGTGTAGCGGATCGGCATAGGGACCGGAGAGCCGTTGTTGCCGAGGCAGGACAGGACACCGGCCGGTGATGCCGGTTGATGCCGTGGCTTGATCGTCGGCCCCCACTCGTCCGGCAGGACGGGATAGTCGACACCCGCCGCGTCCGTCCGCCATTCGGGATGTGGCAGGTGGGCGAACAGGTAGCCCCGGAAGAGTGGCCGCTGCAGCTCGGTCAGGTACACGTCCCTACCCCGCCGACGCCGCTCCCAGTAAGTCTCGGTGGGCACATAGCTCGCCACGCCAGCCTCGCTCAGGGCGTCCTGGCAGCGATACTCGCCCTGCGGCACGGTGATAAGGCAGTACCAGCCCCGGCCGGGCTCCTTCTCGATCACCGGGGCCGTGCGCCGCTCGGCGTGCTCCAGCGGGATCTCATTGGCCTTGGCCTTCGGGAAGTTGTCGTTGTCCGGCTTTCTGCCGAGGTGCTTTCCGAACAGTCGGGCGCCCATGGTCTCACTCCGCTGCGTGCTGATGCTGAACGACGGCGCCGACGTACCATTGCCAGCGAGGCTTCTTGACCCGAGCCTTCGGGCGGAAGAACGAGTTTGCCGGTCCCCAGACGAGTTCATCCGGGTCAGCGAAGATGCTGTGGCAGTAGGCGCGAGCGTTGCGCTCTTGGGGTGTCACGCTTGGAACTCCTGAGCGGTGGGATCAGACGAAGCGCTTGATGGCGTCCCAATCGGTCGCGCGGCGTTCGGATCGGGTGCCGGGGGCGAAGACGATCCGCGTGTGATGGGGGCACCACGAGGTCGGCTCACCGGTCGCGGTGTTAGCGACAGTGGCCCCGCAGAAGCGGTGTTCGGAAGCTGGAGCGCTGTGTGGGGTGCAGGCGAAGCGGCACATCCCGGCACGGAGCGAGGATAGGCGATAGCGGCCGAGTTCAGGGTGGATGCTCACGCTGCGCTCTCCTGAGATTGCGGGCTTGGCGCATCGGCTACGCCGACCGGGCTGTCGTCCTCCGGACTGAGCCCTTCGGTCTCATCGCCTTCGGCGCTTCCATCCCATTGCGCGGGGCCAAGCAAAGCTAGCGCGCGATCACGCGCAATAATGTACTCAGGGCCATAGGCGGCGCCACCAGTACCGGCATTCGCAAAGCCAAACTGGTAGGCGAACTTGGCTCGACCGCGGCTTTCCTTCGCGGCCTTGCGTGCGAACATGATCGCGTGAGAATAGGCTACTGCACGCCCTTCGTGGTACATTGCCAGATCTTGGCGACCTGCTTTCAGCGCTTCATCCAGCGCCACCAGCGCAGCGTCTCTGGCCTTCTCCAATTCCGCCGGGCCGCGCGAGGGATCGCAGGGCGAATGCCCCGAGACGCTTTGCGGCTCGGCCGTAAGGCAAGAGCCCGGTTCGCTCTGCGAACGCGCCAAGTCACTCACGCCGCATCCTCCTGCGCATACAGTTTCGAGGCGTAGACCGGGTATGCTCTGCCGTGCTTGTGCGCGTGCGGCCGGTAGGTGCCGCCAGCGGGGCGAACCTCACCAGTGCGGACGAGGTAGCCGCGACGGATCGCGGCCAGCCAGACGGAGCCCCACGCGGCTCCTGATGCCGGCGGGGCAAGCCAGTTTTCGCAGTACCGGGCCACATCGTCGACGTGGACGAAGGGCTGCCGGCGGGCGACCGTCTCGATGGCCGCGAGCGCCATACGGTTCCAGCCCGGTACACGGATCTCCTGCGCGTCGGCGGCCAGGGCCATGCCGGTGTCTCTGAGAACGAACGTCAGTTGCTCGGTCATGCCGACGCCTCCAATTGTGCAGTCCGCTGAGCCATGGCGCGCAGCTCGGCCTGGGCACGGGCTCGCTCCACGCGAACTGTCCCGGCCTCGCCCTCGCTGATGGTGTTGAAGTTGCCGCCGGCCTGCGCGGCGAAGGACGCCGCGAAATCGGCCATTGCCTTCGCAATTTCGGCCTTCTCCGCGTCGGTCGGCGGAGCGTAGATTTCGGCATCCAGTACGGCGTTGATCTTGGCGCGCTCGTACTGCGCTTCCGCGATCAGCCGCCGGCAGACGATGGCGATCTCGCCCGGCTTGGGAGCGTGAACCCCCTCTCCTACGTCGGCCGCCACGAACTGAGCGCAGGCGGCCTCTACGGCCCAACCAGGATATTTCGTCAGCGTGATGAGGAACGCAGCCCGCTGGAGCTTCGCAGTGTCCTCGTTGACGGCTGGCGTCGCCATCACCGAACGGAGCATACCGACCGCCCGGCGCACCGTGTCCGGATCACAGGGCTGAAGCCGCTCGTCTAAATGCTGCCGACGCTCAACCAGCGCGGCCCGTTCCTCGGCGCTAGGCTCTGCCGCCGCCGATAACGCGCAGCGGCGGAAGTCCCCAGGGATCGGCTCCAACTTGTTGTGCAGCCGACTCGTAAGATCGGACACCGCCCGGCTCACCGGAGCGATCCCACGGGTCTGCGTCACGGTTGAAAGGGCGGTTGTCATAGCGGCCTCCGGTCAGTTCGGCGTTCGCGTCAATGGCGTCTCCCGCCCAGAAATCGGCGGTCTTCGGCGGGGAGCGCGGCCTCTGCCGGGCATCGCGGGCCGAGAACTTCGCGTCGTTGCGGCACCACGTCCGCCAGCCACGGATCCAGTCGAGGCCGAGGGTGCCGTGGTGGACGTGGTGGTCGATAAAGGCGGGCCAGATCTGAGCGGCGCGGACAGGGCTGACGCCGGACTGATCAGCGGCGGCAATCTCAGCCGTACCCAACTGCCAGTCCGGATCGATCTTGCGCTTCCTCGGGCTCTGCGCGCCACGCGCGCTATCAGAAGAAGGCTTGTCCTTCTTCTGTATCTTCTCTCCTCTTATCTCCTCTCCTCTGCTTCGCAGAGTTAAAGCAATTGCTTCATGCGATTCTTGATTTTCCAATGACTTAGAGGCAGTCGCTCGGCCTTCGGTCGGCAGTCGCTCGGTATTCGGTCGATGGTCGCTCGGCAGTCGCTCGGCAGTCGCTCGGGGTGCGCTGCCCCCGCGCTCGCCCGCCGCTCGGCGCACGGCCGAGACCCGCTCGCGCTCAGCAAGCTCTTCCGAGACGCGGTGATTGAAGAGGCGCCCGTCGTTGGTGACGGCGATCTTTCCGGCGGCGATCAGGTGCGCGACCAGAGCCACGGCCTTGGTGTTGCCGCAGCGGAAAATGCCTTGCAGGAACCGCGTGGAGTTCGGCACAGGGCCGCCCACGTCGTACATCGCGTGGCAGAGGCGCAGGTACGCGGCCTCCTGCTCTAGCGTGAGATCGACCGTGCCGACGTTCCAGGCGCGGAAGTCCATTTTGTAGAACTCGCCCTTCATGACAGCCATTCCTCGGGCGTGCGCGCGCCCTTGCTCAGGTTGCAGGGGCCGCAGGCAGTCGTGAGGTTGCTCTCCACGTCGAGGCCGCCCCGCGCGCGCGGGAAGACGTGATCGCAATGGAGGTCCGTCGTGGCGCCGCAGTACGTGCAGGCGAAGCCATCACGAACGAACACGCGGAGACGAAGGCTCTGCCAGCTCTCACCCGCGATGTACTCTGGATGCCGAACGGCATTGCCGTAGGCCACCGCAGCGATGCTGCGACCGTCCATGCGGAAGTGACCGCAGGCCAGCATCTTCCGGACGAAGGGGATGACCTTGCCGCGCGGCCAGCCCCAGAAGCCGGCCAGCATCTTTGCGTTAAAGCGCACCGGGCCGTGAGCACCGAGCCAGAGGAACACCTCGCGCTCGCTCATCCGTTCATGAGCGAAAGCCGGATCGTCCCAGAAGTCGCGCTCGATAAGGATCTCGCCGCGCTCGCTCATGCCGTCACCTCAAACAGAAGCTTCGGCTCAAGCGGATGGGTGTCGACGCGCGGCCGGCTCGGCACGGACCAAGAGCCACCGCCACGCTCGCCGATAAGGCGCCAGCCGGCGGCCAGGAGCGTCGTGCCCGGCTCAGACTTCAGGATGTACGTGCCGATCCGGCGGTAGCCGAGGGCGAAGGCTGCGCGAGCTGCTGCGCCATACAGGAATGAGCAGGCGTTGCGCGTGCCGTCCGTGCAGAGGCGCGTGACCTCCAACGTCACGCCGTCATCGCGCCGCCGGCTGACGGGACGGCCGACAATCACTACGCCGACGATCTCGTTGTCCGCCGCGCAGCCGATGGAGAACTTGTGGCCGACCACCGGGAGGTGGTGGCGATGGTGCTGGGCGACGAAGGCGTTGGCCTCGTCTAGACCGATGGGGACTGCGCGGAGGGTCATGCCGCCCTCCCGAACAGATCAGATTGCTTCGGGGCTTCCGGGACCGTGGCAGCTTCAGCAGCAGCGCGGCACTCAGGATCGGCGCAGGACCAGCAGCCATCGCTGGCGAGCGTCACGCCGTAGCCGTAGCAGGCGCTCTGTCCGCAGGAGGCGCACCAGCGCTCAAGACGGGCACGGGCTTCACGCTCCTGCTGCCAACCAGCCGACGACAGGTTGTCGGTGAAGCGGAACAGGCCGGCGGGGCCAGGCAACGTGTCGAGGAGGTCGGTCATGCGGCCCGCCCGGCCTGCTCAGGCACGCGCACGTCACACGTCGGCAGGTTCCAATCGCGGAACG